GGGAGCGTCAAATATGACAAGACTGGCATGGCTCGCAAGGGCGACAAATTCCCGTATCAAGGCAGGGACGCTGGCGTGGGCTGGTACATGATCGAGTTTGAGGACATGACCGCGTTTATTTCTGATAATCCGAAGTACACGAGGTTGGTTGAGGAATGAAAAAAAGTCAGCATTCCAAATGGCTCATTGCCGTAATCGTTTTCCTCAACGTCGCATTCGCGTTCGGCGTTTTGTGGGCGATGAAAGGCGGCGCGGTCGAGCCGGAAATGCTGATAAAGGAATGGTTCAAGTGGACAACCATCGAACTTGGCGCGTCCGCCGGTGTGAAAGTCACAAAGATAATTGCCGATGGGGTGCAAAAAATCATTGCATCTAAGAAAAAACCGGAAGATAACTAGCACAATTACACTACAAACTTGACTTTTACCGCAATATGTAGTACAATTTCGCCAGAACGTACACAAAACAGGAGGGCGAATGCGGAGCGATTACGAGCCAATAATAGTAAGCACGCCGTGGGAACACGAATCAATTAGCCTGTATTTTCTGCACGACATTCACAAAGGAAGCGCAATGCACGATGACGTAAAGTACAACGCCGTCAAGCGCATGATACTAAACGATGATAGGGCGTACTGCGTGATAATCGGTGACATGATCGAAAACGCAACGCCGAACAGCAAGAGCGACGTGTTCTATCAGACAATCCCGCCGCACGAACAAAAGGAATGGTCGGTTGACCAGATGCGGGATTTGGGTGGCAAGTTACTGGCGGTAGTTGACGGAAACCACGAGCGCAACCGCTCAACTCGATCTTGCGGAATGTTTCCGCTGTACGACGCTTGCGCGCGCGTGGGCATGGAGGATATCTACAGGCCGCACTTCGCGGTTATCGATATCGGCGTTGGGACGCGTAGGGATACGGGGTCTAAAAAGCAAGTGCGGTACGTTGGATATCTTGTCCATCAGGCAACGGATCAGGTGCGGTTTGGCTCGCCGGATATGGTTGAGGGGTTCGACTTCTTTGTAAGCGGTCACGATCACCAGCCGAAAGACAAACCGCGCGGAAAACTGATTTATGACACGTCGAACAAGAAGCTACGGCAGCAGGATATTGAAGTCATTAACTGCGGCGCGTTCATGTTCTTTGGCGATTACGGCTCTGACAGCGGACGCAGACCGCCGTCGCAGAAAATGTACACACTGGAACTGAGCGGAACGGCTAAACCATGCGGTATACAGTCTCACGGTTTTCATGTTCCAACAACAAAGTAAAGAACAAGCAGCATAAACCCTATTGCATTTTTGCGAATTTTGCATTAAAATAAAAGCGGAGGTGGAAACATGAAAGACATTCTGATCGAGTACGGCGTGAATATTGCGGTTTACCTCATCGTTACGCTCATCGGCGTATTGGGTGCATGGGTTTCCTCGAAACTCGCCAAGAAACTGGAACTTGCCAACATCAAAGCGGCAACCGAAAGTGTTGTGTCGGCTACGCAAACAACCGTTCTGGAATTGCAGCAAACCGTTGTTGACGATCTCAAGGCGGCGGCAGAGGACGGGAAGCTCACTGAATCGGAGGTTGCGGAACTCGGAACGAAGTTGCTCGAAACGACCGCAAGCAAGCTGTCGGTACCCGTTATCAAACTACTCGAAGCGGCAAAGGTTGACCTGACCGCGCTTATCAAGAGCACGGCAGAGGCTTACATCAAAAACATGAAAGGATATTGGGAATAATATGTTTGGCAAATACAAAAAGCTGTATGAGCAAACGCTTGCGGAACGTGACGCGGCAATCGGCAAGGCAAACGCACTCACCGTAAAACTCGCCGAATCGGAAGAAAAGCGAAAAGCGACCGCAGGAACGGTAGCGGACTTGGAGGCGGAACTCGGCAGGTTTCAGGCTGCGGCATCCGAATCGCAGAAAAAAGCAGTTGACAAAAAGCGCACCGCCGCGAAAGGCGAAAAAGGCAAGTAAACCCAAATAATCAAAGGAGCAAAAGGCGTATGGCTATGACCGCTGATGACATGCTGAGATTGCAGAAAACGTTCGTTAACTTAGACGATTACAACAAAGGTGTATCGGAACTTGACGAGCGATTGAAAAAGGTTGAGAAGTGCACCGAGGCGAACAACCTCACGCTGGTTGAAATCAAAACACAACTTCGGATCGTTCTCGGCGTTCTGTCGGCTGTCGGGCTGGCGGTGTTAAGTCTAGTAATTCGCCAATTTTGGGGCTAATGTTTTCGCGTCGCCGTTATGTTTACACCTTATATCATCGGGCAACCGAGTAAGGGCGGCGCGGAAAACCCATAGAACCCGCTAGGCATAGATTTTGTTCGTAAAGCGCCCACCAGAGCGGGACTTATTAAAACGCGGAAACGGACTGCGAACGGCGCGACGCATTGTATCACGCCATATGAGCGCACTCAATCGGGTGCGCTTTTTGTTTACTTTCGCGCTCTTTCCGTCCACGGTTAGGGCGTTAACGTAAGTTTTAATACTCAAAAATAATTCAAAAAAGATTGCAAAAAGGTATTGACATGCTGTTTGTATGGCGTTATAATGTGTACATAAGAGAAAACAAAGGAGAGAAAAACAAATGAAGAACATCGACATTTACGACAACGGCGCGGCTTACATGCTCATGGTTGACGGTATGATCGTAGCGCACTTTTCAACACTCGCAGATGCTTGGTTGCGCATTAAATGGATGCACGACGTTGCGACACAGACTTTCACGGTTGGCAAGAAGCAGATCCCCGTAAACGAATGGGTCGCGGGAATGGCGGCGGCTGGATATATCGACTAATCACACACGCCGCGCCCGTCCGGCAAAAGGCGGGCAGAAAGCGAAAGGGGAGAATCACATGTCTATCATCTACAACAGCCGATACACGGCAGAGCAGAACAAACACGGCAACGAGCGCATTGTCCGCGTTGAGGGCGGGTACATCATCGTAAGCGCACGGCAGTATCAAATCTGGAAGCGGCAGAGGTAGAGGCATGGTAAGCAAAAAGAAATTCACGCGCGACATCATGAGCGGACTTGACGAGCGGCGGTGCATCAAAAAAGAAGCGGAAGCCAAGTCCATCATCAACCAAGACAAGATCGTTTCCGACTACACGCAAAACAAGCGCTATCTTCGCGGCAAGAAATCGACCATGCGTCAATATCAGGTATGACCATGACAGACAAAGAAGCGGTCGCACTCATCCAAGCGGAGTTTCCGAAGTACCGACAGCCGGAGCACTCGAAATGCAAGCATCCCGATAAATACGGCATTCGACGCGTTGATCGAGCGGAAGAAATCCTTAAAAGCGGAATCGCGCCAGACCGCCGCACAAGCCCCAGAAACGCTTTTCGCAACAAGCCGCACAAGCACACCTTTCATCTGTCGGAATCGCAGGAAGGCGGTTTGCATAAAGCCATGCGGCTATTGGAGATCAACACCACACAGGAACTAATCGAACGCGCGCTCGAAATGCTGTTCGCGTCGATTGAGAAAGGGGAGCAAAGTGAAAATCTGGACTGACAAGAACGGAAATGTTCGCTCGTTCGGAAGCGGGAGCATCGAGGCACAACACCGGGAACTCGTGCGGATAATGTCGTATCTGCAAAAACGCATCACAGCCTCGGAGTGCATCGTCGACGAGGCGAATGCCGAGACCGAGAAGAAACGAGCGCGCGCATGAAACGAGAACCGCTTTTCTGGTTCGCCTTGTTTTCGGTCGCTTGGTGCGCGTTCTGGCTGGTCGCGGCGGTTGTAGATCATTTCACGCACTTCATCGGGATATTTTGAAAGGAGAAAAAACATGAGCAAGTTTAAGGTCGGGGACGAAGTTGCAATCGCGGCGGTCGTCAAAATTACCGGAATCCAGAACTGCGCTACGGGAGCCGTAACGTATCAAACTGATCGCGGTTTCTGCATCCACGAAGTTCTTATGGACGAGATCGCGCTTTCCGCAAAGCCAACTGATCGGCTGATGGGGCGCGAAGAACCGAGCGCGTGCAAATACGAGAAGCTTTCTCCAAGCGGTCGTTGCATGGTTGGCGAGGGTGTGCTTGGACTCGCGCCGTCGTACCAGTGCATCGGCGAAAAGTGCAAGGCGCACCGCGACTACAAGGAACCAGCCCCGCAGCCCGCGCCGAGGTTCAAGGTCGGTGATCGGGTGGCGACAACACTCGGAAACGGAACCGTGCTGATGACGGCAGAAATGTCTGGAAACGGAGATTATCTTGTCGCAATCGACAATTACAAGTCCGGTCATAGCGGTCGTCCGTGGTCGGAGCGAATTGGAGTCGACTGCGCGAGAGGTGATTGTATGTGGTTCAATGAAAAAACCCTTTCCCCCGCTCCCGAACCGAAGTACTACACGGGCAAGGTGGTCTGCACTGGATATTATTACGGATACGAGTGGGCTTTTCGGGATGTTGTCGGAAGAATATTAATAATCGAAAACGGGAAGTGCATTAACCAAAACCTTATGGGACAGCACATCGAATCGTTCGCTCAGCTGTGCTCAATATTAAACAAGGCAACGTGGATGGAGGTCAAAGACTAATGTGCACTGAATGCGGACACATCCACGGTCACGCCGGACAATGCCCGAACAACCCCGCCGAGTACGAGCCGGAAATGGTAGTTTGCGACCTCTGCGGCGACGAAGTGCCGGACGATCTTTGCCAGTGGGGGGTCTGTGCATATTGCCTTGCCGAAGCGAAAACGTTCGAGAACTCTATGCGATACGGAGCCGAGCGTCCGGCCAGCGTCAAAATCAACGCGCTCTATGAAAAAGTGCTGTCGCCGGAGGAGATCGACGCGCTCCTGTACATGGCGGTTCTGAAACTGCATTCAGAGCATCCGCTTGCATTCCGCGCGTTCATCCACGCGCACCTCACCGACGATTCAAGCGACTTCGCGGACTGGCTGAAAGAACAGAAAAAGCGTTGACGTAACGCCATAACCGTGATATGATAGATACAGAAAGGAGTTGATTAAATGCCGAAACTACAGGAGCGCACCACGCAGAATACCAAACAGGCCTACATTTCCCTGCCGAAAGAGCACATCGATTTGCTAGGCTGGAAAAAGGGCGCGGTGCTGATCGTGACCAGCGACAAGGACGCGGACACTTTAACGCTTCACCGCGTTAATACGGAAAAGTAACCGAGAGAGGGGGAGAGCATGAAACTGTACGAAATCAACGAGGAACTGGAAAAGCTGATTGACCGCGACACGGGAGAGGTTGCGGACGCAGACGCATTCGCGCTGTTGTCATTGGAGCGAGAAGTCAAATTGGAAAATATTGCGCTGATGATTAAGAACGACGAAAGCGACGCCGCCGCGCTGAAAGCGGAAGAGCGGATGCTTACCGAACGCAGGATGAGCGCGGAAAATCGCTCCGAGCGGTTGCGCGGATATCTCGCGGCAATGCTTGGCGACGGTGAAAAGTTCGAAACTTCTCGCGTCCGGCTGTCGTGGAGAAAATCAAAATCCGTTCAGCTACTGATTCCAGAATCGGACTTTGTGCGCTGGGCGAAAGAAGTAAAGCCGGAACTCTTGACGTACAAAGAGCCGTCGGTGAGCAAGTCTGCTATTCGTGAAGCGATTGAAGCGGGTGAGGAAATCATTGCCGCCACCATCGTTGAGAACAGCAACTTGCAGATTAAGTGAGGTGACTATGGCAGACATGTTTCGAAAGCTGAACGCGGATGAAATCGAAGTCCGCGTCAAGCAGGTAAGCGAAAAGGGCGCGATTGCGCTACTCTACAAAACCGCCAGAACGGACATGCAGGTTCTCGATGAAACCGTTGGCGCGGAAAAATGGTCATGCGACTACAAGGAGATCAAGGGCAATCTTTTCTGCGGGATCACCGTGAACGACGTTACGAAATGGGATTGCGGAATCGAATCGCGCGAAGACGACGAGGGGAACGAAAAGAAAGGCGAAGCGTCCGACGCTTTCAAGCGCGCCGGTTTCCGCTGGGGAATCGGGCGGGAGCTGTATACATCTCCGTTCATCTTCCTCAGCGTACCAACCGAGAAAGACAGAAACGGGAAGTGGATTGTTTCGAACTACGCAAAGTTCTCCGTTGGATCGATTGAGTACGAAAAGAACCGCATTTCAAAACTCGTCATCGTGGACGATAAATCGGGTAAAGCGGTATACTCGTTCCCGCGCGGAGGAAAGCCGAGTTTCGACGAAGAACCGCGCGAAGAAACGCCCGAATCGGTGGCAGCAGAAACAGAGAAAATGCGAAAGTTGATTCTTGACCTCGCAAAATCCGCAGGGCGCGACGAACAAAAAACGCGCATGTTTGCCGAGGAATACATCGAGCGCGTTACAAAAGAGTTTGTCACGTGGGACAATATGACCATCGGTCATCTCGCTTCTGTCAAGGTCGAGCTTGCAAAGAGGATCGCGGCAAAATGAGAATCAGAATGCGCAACATCCGCGTGTTCCGAATTTCAAACGACGCTTGCCGTGTTGAGTGTGAGGTAGGGGCGGATCAGCAAAAACCGCTCCTAGCTTTCCTCGAAAAGTTTCGCGGGCTTGACATTGCCGCTGAGCTGTCGAAGTGGACAAAGAAACGCTCACTTGACGCGAACGCGTATGCTTGGGCACTCATAACGAAAATTGCAAACGCACTCACGGCAACCGGCGCGACCGTTACGAAAGACGAAATCTATCTCGACATGCTCAAGAAGTACGGGCAGGGCGGCGTTGTAAAAATCAAGAACGAGGACACGGAGAAATGGAAGCGCGCTTTCAAGTACGTTGAGCCGCATGAAAAACTCACGCAGGAAAACGCGCAATACTGGCGGTTCTTCGTCGGATCGTCCGAATACGACAGCGCAGAAATGAGCGTGTTCATCAACGGCATTATCACCGAAGCCGACGATATGGGCATTGAAACCTTGCCGCCGCGTGAGCTAGAAAGGATGATGAACCAGTGGCAAAGAGCATCATGCAAACAGAGCGCGAGTCAATCTTCTCTGGAAGAACGGACAACCTAGAACTGCATCACGTTTTCTTTGGCACTGGCTTGCGCGCGCTGTCCGAAAAGTACGGCTTGACCGTCTGGCTCACGCACGACGAGCACAACGAGCCGCCGTTCGGGGTGCATCATTGCAAGACCACGAACCGCTCATTGCAACGCGCCGGACAGCGGGCGTTCATGGAGCACTATCCAGAACTCGACTTTGTAAAAATCTTCGGAAGGAACTATCTTGAATGAACAAGTTAACTATTATCGGAAACCTCACTCACGACCCAGAAACGCGCTCAACGCCAAACGGCGTTACGGTCTGCTCGTTCACGGTTGCGGTTGATCGGAAATTCAAAGACCAGAGCGGCGAACGCACGACAGATTTCTTTCGCATTAACGCGTGGCGGCAGCTTGGCGATACGTGCGCACGCTTCCTGAGTAAAGGTAAAAAGGTTGCCGTTATCGGCGAATTGCAAGCGCGAACCTACGAAGCGAAAGACGGAACTACGCGCATGTCGCTGGACGTACAGGCAGACGAGATTGAATTTCTCAGCCCGAAAGAGAAGCGCGACGAGCCGGAAGAAGCGCCGCAGTTCACGGACATTCAGTCATCGGACATCCCGTTCTGACGAAAGGAGAGAGCATGTACATCAATCCATTCTGGGCTGGCGTTATCACAGTTATTCTTGTCGAACTCGCCGCACTCGTTACCGTGGCGATTTTCAATGGAAGCAAGAAATAGCGTAGCGGACGGAGAGCCGCGTTAGAAATGGCGCGGCTTTATCTATTGACAAACAGTAACATTTGTATTATAATGATATCAAGCCGAAAGGAGGCTTTGCATGTTGACGGTCAAAGAATTTGCAGAGATGTTTCACGTTACAAAGATGACTGTCTATCGATGGATAAACGCAGGGCGCGTTAACGTCATTCGTATCGGTAGTACGATCAGAATTGAAAAGTCAGAAGCAGAACGAATTGCGAAAGGGGAATAACAATGGCATTGCGGAATCAGCCCTATTTCCCGCTATACGTTAATGACTTTTTGAGCGATGAAAAGCTGATACTTTGTAGCGCAGAAAGCACGGGCGTTTATATTCGAATTATGTGCCTCATGCACAAATCAGACGAATATGGTGTTATTTTGCTACACCAAAAGTTCAAGCAAAACATCAAGCCAACCTTAAATTTTGCTACACAGCTTGCTATGTTTTTGCCATACACGGTTGATGTTGTTGAACGTTCACTTGACGATCTTATTGATAACAAAGTGCTCACGCTTGACGGTGACAGATTGATTCAAAAGCGCATGGTAAAAGACGAGAAAATCAGCCAAATTAGGGTTGTTTCTGGTAGTAAGGGCGGTAAAAAGTCCAGTGAAGTTCGCGCTTCAACGCAAAAATCAAATACTCATTTTGCTAACGGTTTTGCTACACCAAATATTCAAGCAAATACTGAATATGAAACTGTAAATGAAAGTGAATATGAAGATGTAAATGGAACTAGAAGCAGAAAGAAGTCTAAAAAATTTATACCGCCAACGCTTGAAGAAGTCAAGTCCTACATAGTCGAAAAAGGATACAGCGTAAACCCGCAAACGTTCTACGACTATTTCACGGCGGGTGATCCGAAGTGGGTTGACAAAAACGGTTCGCCCGTGTTGAACTGGAAACAGAAAATCGTAACGTGGCACAGCAAGAGCGTCGGAAATAAACCCGCTCAGCCGAAGCCGCGAGTATTCAAGATTGGAACCGCTGATTATGAAGAAACATAAAGGAGATCACTAATGAAAATTCTCGTTGCGTGTGAAGAATCCCAAGCGGTCACTATTGAACTGCGCCGATTAGGTCACGAAGCGTATTCCTGCGACATCGAGCCATGTTCGGGTGGTCATCCAGAATGGCATCTGCAACAGGACGTTTTGCCGCTTTTGCGCGAAAAATGGGACATGATAATCGCTTTTCCACCATGCACATATTTGAGCAACGCGGGAGCAAAACATCTGTTTCGCGGTGGTTCACTTAATAAAGAGCGGTACGCAAAGGGGCTTCTCGCAAAGGAATTTTTTATAAAGATTCTGAGCGCGGATTGTGCGCGAATTGCCGTTGAAAACCCTATTGCAAGCAAGATTTATGACATGCCGGAATCATCGCAGACCATTCAGCCGTATTGGTTTGGTGATCCGTGGAGCAAGAAAACAAGGCTGTGGTTGCGCGGACTGCCATTATTGAAACCGACAAACATGGTTGAACCGAAAAGCGAATGTCATTCTGCGGGAACGTGGTTTATGAAAGGTGGCAAAGAACGCCAGAAGAACAGAGCAAAAACGCCTCACGGATTGGCGGTTGCAATGGCAGAACAGTGGGCAGGTGATGCGCGTGAATGAAGAGCACGCAATACTCGGCGCGGCACTGATTGACCCCGTATACGTTCCGGTCGTTTGCGGAGAACTCACCGAGGATGATTTCTACACACCAGAAGCGGCAATCGTGTTTCGCGCCATTCAGTCAATCTGGAAAGACGAAAAGCCCGTTGACCTCGTAACGGTCGCTTCGGAACTTGACCGCATGGGCGAGCTTGACCGCGTGGGCGGTGCGGAGTTTGTCTGCGACCTGTTAACCTACGTGCCAACGACAGCGAACACCCGCGCATACATTGAGCTGTTGCATGAAAGCCGCAAGCGCAGAATATTTGAGCGCGGAATGCGAACGGCGGTAGAACAGGCAGAGCGCGGAGAAGATTGCTTTATGGTGACCGCGCAGGACACGATGGACGAAGTTCATACTATCGGCACGAACGGATTGACAAGCGTGTCGGATATCATGCCGATAGTCCTAAACAACCTCGGCAACACAAAGCGCGGTTTATCGACAGGGTTTTCCACATTAGACAGCGTATGCGGTGGATTTGGCAAGGGACATCTAGTAATCATCGCCGCTCGCCCTGCGGTTGGAAAAACGTCTTTCGCCTGCAATGTGGCGGCGAACATGTGCCGCGTCGGGCTGGTCGTGCCGTTCTTCTCAATCGAGATGGGGCGGGAAGAAATCATCGAGCGCGTGATGCTGTCGGAAGCTCAGGTGGACAAGTACGACATAAACAAGAGCACAACGAAGATTCAAGCCGTTCTCGATATTCAAGACCGTATCAAGAGCTGGAAGCTGTACGTTGATGATCGGGGCAGTATTTCAATCGGGCAGATAATCGCAACGTGCTACAAGATCAAACAAGTGGGCGGCGGTCTGGATTGCGTGTTCGTGGATTACATCCAGCTCATGCGACTTCCGACGAAAACGGGAGCAAACACGAATCAGCTACTCGGCGAGGTTTCGCGGGCGTTGAAGCTGATGGCAAAAGAGCTAAAGTGTCCGGTGGTCGTGCTGTCGCAGTTGAACCGAAACGCAGAGGGGCGCAGACCGACGATAGCAGACTTGCGGGACAGCGGGGCGATTGAGCAGGACGCAGACATGGTGCTGTTGCTTCACAGGGAGAACGACCAGTCGAACGACACGACGCTCATCATTGGGAAGAACAGGCACGGCAGGACGGGAGATATTCCGTTCGTCTGGCATCCAGAGTACACGAGGTTTTTAGAGCCGGTCATGAAAGACGTTGCAATGCCGAAAGGGGTTTTTAATAAATGATGATTTCAATACCGATGATCCCGCCGTCATTGAACAAGTTCGCAGGGCGAAAGAACGACCGCGAATATCAAGCAGTGAAGCGCGAGTGGAAAGAGCTGGTTTACTACATCTGCAAACAGCAACGATACGAAACGCTGAAAAGGGCAATCGTTACGGTTACATATTTCTTTCCGACAAGAGCGCGTCATGACCCCGATAATTATGCGGGCAAGCTGATAATGGATGGATTAACCGCCGCAGGTGCGATTGCCGATGATAGCTTTGATTGTATCGAGCTGAGGTTGCGCGGGGACTACGACAAGGCGAACCCGCGAACAGAGATTGAGATAGCCGACTGCGGGGCGCGGATCGTGGAGATATTGGGAGGCGCAAAATGAGTGAAATAAAAATGGAACTGTACCGAGATCACTTTCAGAACTTTAAGCGGTACGACATTCCGCGCGCTCAGTTGGTGATTGCGGACATTCCGTACAATCTGGGAAATTCGGCATACGCTTCAAATCCGACTTGGTACGAGGGTGGAGATAACGCAAATGGAGAAAGCGATAAGGCGGGAAAGTCATTTTTCAACACTGACAAGGATTTTCGCATTGCCGAGTTCATGCACTTCTGCAGCAACCTACTGGTAAAAGAGCCGAAGGAAGCTGGAAAGGCTCCAGCCATGATTGTGTTTTGCGCGTTCGATCAAATGCCGATGGTGATTGAGTACGGGAAGAAATACGGATTTGCAAACAGCTACCCGATTTTCTTCATCAAGAATTATTCGGCGCAAGTGCTGAAAGCGAACATGAAGATTGTCGGCGCAATGGAATATGCCGTGGTGCTGTACCGCGACAAATTGCCAAAGTTCAACAACGGCGGGAAGATGATCTATAACTATTTCGAGTGGAAGCGAGACAGCGACAAGGACTATCCGAAGTGCCATCCAACTCAAAAACCTATGACTATACTAAAACGCCTGATTGAGATTTTCACGGACGAGGGGGACGTTGTGATTGATCCTGTGGCCGGAAGCGGCACAACGCTGAGAGCCGCATATGAGTTAAACCGTCACTCTTACGGGTTTGAGATTGATAAAACGTTTTACGAGCGCGCAATGGCAGAAATGATTGAACCAGCGAAAAACAGGATCACGCTTGAATTCAATCCGTATGAGAAAAAAGACAGACGAAAGCCGGAGCAGTTGGGCATGCTGGAGGAAATCGTATGATAGCAGAAGCAGTTGACAACATCGAAAAGAACACGGGCGCGCTCGGAATCGAGCTGAACTGCAAAGGGCTATTCGCGTTCATCCATAAGGACGATCCGACGCGGGTAGCGATTGCGGGTGATAAGGGAATTGTGATTTTGACCAGACAGCAAGCGCGGTGTTTGGCGCGGGAGTTGGACGGAATCGCAGACGAGTATTTGGAGGAGAAAAAGTGACCAGTAAGCGCAAAATCGCCTACATCTCCGGCGCGATCTCGTCAGACCCGCACTATCTGGAAAAGTTCGCGGACGCTGAAACTGTGCTGCTGGGTTGCGGGTTCGATGTGCTTAATCCAACATGCGTACCCGCTCTGCTTTCGTACAGCCAGCACATGCAGATTGATAAGATTTTCGTTTCGGCGTGTGACGTGATCGTGCTGTTGCCAGACTGGAAGATATCGGACGGGGCGAAAGAAGAACTGGAACTTGGCAGACGGTTGAAAAAAGAGGTCATTCTATACAAAAACATATTGACATACGCACAAAAATACGGTATGATATAGGCGTAATGATAGTTAGGAGGAGGCGAACCAATGAGCGAACCGAAGCGCGGGACACACTGCGAACATTGCATCATCACGAGACCGAACTGTCCGTGTAATACGTGTCAAAAGGACGATTGCAGGGTTCTTCCCAAATTCAACGACGGGTGTTGCGATGGGAACTGCAACAAAACAGAGTGCAAACGCTACATCAAGGACGAGCCGACGAAGAAAGGAGCAGAAAAGTGAAAGCGATCTGGAAGTATCCGATTCCAATTAACAACTTTAGCGGAATAACAATTCATGTTCCACATTACGCAGACCGCAAGTTTAACGAGCAAGTTCTATACTGCGAGGTGCAAAACGGAACGCCGTGCCTTTGGGTGCTTGTTGATGATGAAAACGAGGCGAGAGCAATAAGAGTGGTTGTGGCCGGAACTGGTCACGGCGTAGATTCCATGATCGAAGGAAAACTTGTTCACGTTGGGAGTTTTATGCTGCTTGATGGAAATTTTGTCGGACACGTTTTTGTGTCGAAAGGATAAGACCATGACGTTCGCAGAAGGAATTGCCGAGCTGAAAAAAAGATGGGAAGGCGAATCGCTTGCCGGAGATTTTATTTTACGCAAAGTGGAAGAAATGCTCAACGAACCCGCGCCGAACCCGTTCACGCCAGATCAGCTTGCGTGGATGCGGGAAGAACAGCGTGCGGGATTTGGTTATGCCGCTATGGATGAAAATAGGACAGTCAAATGTTTCCCGTCTTATCCCGAAAAACGCGACAGATACTGGATCACAAGTTCGTCTGAACATTGCGCGCCGCTATTTGGTTTTCTTTCAGAAGTGCTTTCTTGGGACGATCCCGAACCGCTCTGCTTTGCGGACTACGCGCCGCTGGAAGGAGCGACCAAATGAGGCAAGAAATTGAATCAAGAACAATCGACGGCGTTTTAACGAAGATCGTTTTTGACGATAAGACAGAGTACGTTGAGCGCGGGGCGTTGGATGAAGAACTGAAAAAGGCGGTAACGGGATATATAGAATTCGGTCACATCTTTGACGTTGTTCGTGAGCGCGCGAAGCGAGTTCCCGCCGCCGACGTTGAGCCTGTCGTTCACGCGCATGCTGTGTACGAAGACGAAAACGACACAACGCCGCATTGCTCGAACTGCGAATGTGGGAGGGATTATTTTGACAATTACTGCTCAAATTGCGGAGCAAAATTCGACGGTGCGCACATGGACGAAAGGAGCGGTGAGTGATGATAAATGAAAGCATGTTTTCATCGAAAACAGATAACTGGGAAACGCCGCAAGATTTCTTCGATAAATTAAACAAGGAATTTTGGTTTAATCTCGATGCCTGTGCGACCGATGAAAACGCCAAGTGTAAAGTCTATTTCACGAAAGAGCAAGACGGGCTTTTGCAGGAGTGGGGCAGTCGTACGTGGTGCAATCCGCCCTATGGTAGAGAGATCGGAAAATGGGTGAAGAAAGCCTCGGAGGAGTCTAGCAAGGGCAACCTCATTGTCATGCTTCTTCCAGCCCGAACTGATACACAATGGTTTCATTCGTACATTTACAACAAATACGGGGTTGAAATAAGGCTGATTAAAGGCAGATTAAGATTTGGTAATTCAAAAAATAGCGCACCATTTCCAAGCATGGTCGTTGTTTTTAGAACGGGAATATGAAGGGAGCGAGCATGAAGATTGAGAGCTGCCCACACAAAGACGGATATTGTGTTGGAGAACGATTTTTCTACAAAGAGCTTGACGGATGGAGCGGAAGATTATGGCACGCAGGGTGCAAGCACCAGATGTTTTGGAGCAGTTGCAAGCTACTGGCAATCCTGCGCTGGAACCGTTGGGCGCGGAGAGAGAAACGCAGAATGCGGAAGGAGAGCCGTAATGATTAAGTTTCCGAAATGCCCTAAATGCGGAACATATCCACATGTTTTTCGTTGCGCAGAAACAAAAAGATGGAGCGTCTGGGCGTGTGATTATTCAGAAACAAGCAAGACGCTTGTCGAGGCGATTGGATCATACGTCCGCTGGAGGAAAGAAGAGAAACGGAAGATGGAAAGGAGCGGAAAGAAATGAAATATAAAATCACGTATCTAAACCAGTGGGGCATGAAGCGAACCAAAACAATCAAAGCGGAATCGCAAGAAGTAGCGAACGTGAAAGCTGAAGAATACGTTAGGTCAACCGAATACGACTACATGACCGTGTTTTCTGGTCACAGCGAAATCGTTTCCGTCGAACCGCAGGAGGCAGACGCATGAAATACGCAACCACGACCGTAATCTGCTGCGCGGCGGGAATCGGGCGCACGTTCTTCACGCAGGACGCGACCGCGGCAAAACGCACAACGTTTTTCAGCAAGCGCATGGTGACGATACCGAACTCGTCGTTCACGGTGGATATCGACCTGTGCGATGGCGATAACGTGACCGAAGTAGCAAAGGCGGTTGATGTACTTGCGAAGTCGGGCAACTATCGCTACGTCCTCGTGCCGAACGACTACGCGCTAAAAGCGGAACTGCGCAAAATCGGTCTGGTGTACCTCACCGTTTGCCCGTTTGTGGACGAACTTAACGCTTGGGTAAAACGATGGATGAAAGCCGATGCTTCAACTGAAACCATCGAGAAGCGAATAAGCGGATGGAACGCGAATTACACCCAATACGCGGGAGAAATCCCCATCATCTACCTCTCCGCCGACGAGTGGCTTGGCAACATCTTGTCGCAGACCATTGCGACGGACGGAAAGGACGTGTGAGCATGAGAGCGATTGACGCAGACGCGCTGGACACAAAGGCGTTTGGAAGCGAGCATCCATATTTTTTTGACGGCGACGACGTGGCGAGATGGTACAAAGAGTGCATCAAAACCGCGCCGACCATCGAGCCGACCGCCAACTGGACACCGTGCTCGGTGGGGTTGCCGGAAAAGGGCATTTATGTTATTGGGTATTTGCGTACAAAGGAAATAAAGAACGACCCGATGCTCATTGTTTGCAAATACGACGAGAGCGAAGATGATGATTGCTTTTTCGACAGGGACGGTTGGCGCGAGGACGTCCTCGCATGGCAACCGCTTCCAGAGCCGTATCGCGGGGGTGAATGAAATGGACGAGAAGCTGAAACCGTGTCCGTTCTGCGGGTGTGAAAAGGTGTTCGTTGCCGAGGAAAACGGATATCCTGCGATTGTGTGTGAGAACTGCCTTGTTGGTGTGTCTGCGTGTCCAGATGAAGCATTGCTGATAGAAATTTGGAACAGGAGGGTTTCCGATGGAACAGCGAAATGAGCCGAGCACGGCGGAGTGTTGCGTCGAAGATCAACTGCGAGAAATCGTTAGAAAGACAAGGACTGAACGGCTTGCGTTCGTGCCACTCGACACGGGTGCGCTTCTAAGGATTGCCGACATCATTGAGGGGTTGGAGCGCGAGAACGCCGAGTTATCAAAAAAGCTTTACAACTCACAGCCCGCGCGGAGAAAGCGGAGGCGGATCGGGATGCGGCGATCAAGGACTTGAAAATCTATCCGAATTGCTTCACGTGCAAGCACGGTGAAAAGCAAGAAGAAGAATCGCCGTGTAGTGAATGTTGGGGAATGGGCGTTGACATGGCATATGAGTGGCGCGGTCGCGGAAAGGAAAACGATGGAAAAGATTGAGCCTAAAGTAAAATTTATGGTTTGCGAGGAACTAAGCGATGGGAAAATAGACTTCTTGTTGGGCTATCCGTTTCTCGAATATGCGCAGTCGTACAAGAGCTTTTTAACGGAAATGTACAACGGCGGGAAGTTCCGCATCGTCCGCGCAACGACAACCTACGAAGTGATGGAGGAAGCGAAATGAGCGACAAGCTGACGATTGCGCGATGGACTGGCAGCAACGGAAAATCCGCTGTTACCGTTACCGTAGAGAACGGTGAGTACACAACGATTTATCGCGGAGATATTTCGCTCGATGACTTTGCAAAGTGCATCACTGGACTAAGCTCGTGCAACATCGAAAGAGATGAGCGCATGGATTTTGTTTTTCAATTCGAGCGCAAGGAGGGCAACGCATGAAACCGAAACGGGAGATTACGCTTGGCGAAATGCAGGACGAGTGCAAAACCATAGACAGGCAATGCCAGATGTGCAGATTCTGCAGTGTTTGTAGTTGGCTAAAGAGCACACCGCCTTACGGTATCGACCTCGCCGACCCGCCGCGATTCACCGAGGCGCAGATGGCGCTGCTGAAAGCGTTACTCAATAATGGGATTAAGAAAATATCAAGGAACGATGTAATCACTTTTGATTTTACGCGCAACGACGTGATTGGAGATGGACTTTTTCTTGGAGCGGTAAAGCTAGAAGTTGGTGAAACGCTCGACCTCGCGGAGCTGCTTGGAAAGGACGGCGCGGAGTGAATGGGCGTATCGACCTAACCGCCGAAACTGACGAACAGCTTTATACTATCGCACTGGAAAAGCGTAAAAACGGAAACGGAACGCCGAGAGCGTACGCCGCACAGCGCGAACTTGCGAAACGGTATAGAGTGATCGAACCGCACAGCAACCGCGCAGACGGTAGCACAAAGCGTTTTTCGTACAACGAAGATTACATGGGATTTGAAATAGATAATCGTTGACAAGCCGAACACAACATGATACAATACCATCACAGCGACCGCTTCAAAGAGGCGGGAAAAACACAGCCGCGATGTTCTCCGTTGATGGGGTTTTGTAGCGGCAACGAAGCGCGATAGCTCAGCGTAAGAGCGGATGCCTATCAAGGCATAAGATGTTTGGTTCAATTCCAACTCGCGCTCCATTTCAGGTTTGTGCGGTGGCGGAATGCGTAGACGCGCCTTCGGGCGAATCCGGATGTATTGATAGACGAATGTGCTATCGGTTTGAGCATACGATAAATGCTCCCATATTTTCAATGAGGCATTGAATATCGCGCCGGAGCGAGAAACATGCGAGGTTGGAATCCTCGCCCGCACATTTTATCTTGGGCGTGATAAGGTATCGACGCGAATTAAAGCCAAGGCGCAGTTCGCGGAACGGAGTTCGATTCTCCGCTCGTCCACCAAGCCTATCTGCCAATGTGATGCAGAAAAGGAATCCGGCTTTCGTAATGCGATTGCCGGCAACAAAAGATGGTTTGCCGTGTTGCGCCCAATGCAAGGCGATCCTGAAAGAAAAACGGCAGAGAATGCGTGTACCGCGTTAAGGCGTGCACGCTTTTTCTTTACGTCTTGACTTTAGCGTGATAAAGTGGTAAAATGCAATCGAGATATTATGTGCTTTGCGAGGTAATGCAATGGCAGACACGGGCAGACCGAAAATAGAATGGAATCAAACCCAGTGGGAGCAGTTTCAAGCGTTGTGCGAAATCCAGTGCACGGCGGTTGAGGTTTGTTCCGTTATGGGAATATGCGAGGAAACACTAAACAGGCTTTGTGAGGATAAGTTCGGCATTCGTTTTTCGGAGTACATAAAAAGCGAGGCGGCAGGCGGTCGCACAAGCCTAAGGCGCATGCAATGGGACGCGGCAAGGCAGGGGAATCCAACCATGCTTGTATGGCTCGGCAAGCAGTATCTGGGGCAGTCTGATAAGGTGGAATCCAGCAACACGAACAGGAACATTGAGATAGCGAACCTCACCGACGAGCAGATAGACCGCATACTCGAACATGACGAAAGATGAATTGATTGTTGCGGCAAGGCTAGAAAAGGCTCGCCGTAATTTCTGGTACTATAGCAAACTAACCGCGCCTGACTTCTATCGTGATGATCGGGCGTTCTTGCATGAAATCTGCGACGGCATGCAGGACTTCTACGCAAGTGATGACGAGTTCCTTGTAATCAACGCACCGCCTAGACACGGCAAGAGCCGAACGGGTACGCAGTTTGTCCAGTGGGTGCTTGGTCGATATCCAACCGATAAAGTCATTACTGGCTCGTATAACGAAACGCTTTCCACGACGTTCTCAAAGGGAGTTCGAAACAAGATACAGGAGAAAGCGGCTGACGGGCGTTTGGTGTACCATGACATATTCCCAAACACGCGCGTTCGATACGGTGACGCGGCGGCTAATCTGTGGGGACTAGAGGGAACTGGTACAAACTCATATCTGGCAACCTCACCAAGCGGAACGGTCACGGGATTCGGCGGCGATCTCATTCTGATTGACGATATCATTAAGAGCGAGTACGAAGCGCGGAACGAGAACATCAAAGACGCGCACTGGCGTTGGTTCACGGACACGATGATGTCAAGACGCGAGGGCAAGCGCAAGGTTATTATCGTAATGACGCGCTGGGCAACGGATGACCTCGCCGGACGATTAATCGAGGACTGCAAGCGGCGCGGCAAAACGTGCCGTGTGCTGACCTATAAGGCGTGGGACGGCGAAAAGATGCTGTGCGACGATATCCTCAGCAAGCCGCAATACGACGGCATCCTGAACAGCGACACGAGCACAGACATTGTGCGGGCAAACTACGATCAGGAGCCGGTTGATATTGTCGGGCGGCTGTACACGGCAATTAAAGAGTATGAGGCGTTACCAGAGGATAAGCAATCGACCGAGGCATACTTCGACACGGCAGATCAAGGCGAGGATTACCTTTGCGGGTTGATCTATGACGTTAAAGACGCGAACGCTTACACAAGATACGTCATGTATACGCAAGCCGCAATGGAAAATACAGAGGATGAAGCGGCGCGAGTGATAACCGAACTGGGCGTGAATATCTGCCGCATTGAAAGCAATAACGGCGGAAGGGGCTGGGGCAGGAACGTTGCCAGAATTGCGCGAGAGAAGTACGGGAACACAATCACGCAGTTCCAGTTTATCCTACAGACCAAGAACAAGCAAAGCCGCATTCTGACCAACAGCACTGGCGTGATGAATCGCGTATACTTTCCGCAAGGCTGGACGCACATCTTCCCAGAGTACGCCCGCGATATGCTCAGGTATCAGCGCATAGGTGCGAACGCACACGATGACGCGCCAGACGCTACTACGGGCGTATACGAGTACCTGCCGCGCAAACGAGCACAGCAAGACCAAACAGCGGAATCAGCGGGGGCGATACCGTGGTGAAAGGGGCATATATTAAGTGACTACCTACCAAGAGTTTTTATTGACCTATAAGAACGGGCTTCCGACGGCGGGAGCGGTTGAGGCGGTTGTTGCAGACCACAAGGCAAGCGCGGAGTACAGAGCCGCACTGGACGCGGACGCATACGACCATCAGCAGAATGTGACGATCACGCGCTATGAGAAAACAATGCGCACGCTGACGGGTGCGGAGGTTCCCGATCCGTTCGCGTCCAATCACAAACTGCCGTGCAATCTATTCCGCAGACTGAACACGCAACGGAACGAATACAGCTTAGGTAACGGCGTTACGTTCAGCGACGAATCGACCAAAGAGAAGTTAGGTGATGATTTCGATACCGCTTTGCAAAAGGCAGGGTACGCGTCACACATTCACGGCGTTGCGTTCGGGTTCTGGAATTTGGACAAACTGAAATGCTTCCGGTTGACCGAGTTTGCGCCCATGTACGATGAAGAAACGGGCGCATTGATGGCGGGTGTGCGATTCTGGCAGTTGACGGACAAGCACCCGCTGAACATGTGGCTGTATACCGTCGATGGCATTATGCGCTTTGTGCGCAAGGAAAGCGGAAAACAGGCAGAGGCGCGAGACGATAAGTTCACGCCATACGTCGGCATTGTTAAAAAGACGCTTGCTGATGGCGAGGAGCTGATTGGCGGCGAGAACTACCCGATGCTGCCGATTGTCCCACTATGGGGTAGCGAACTAAAGCAATCCACGCTCGTTGGCATGCGCTCTGGAATCGATACATACGACCTTATCAGAAGCGGTTTGGCAAACGACCTTTCAGACGCGGCGTATATTTACTGGCTGGTCAACAACGCGGACGGCATGAACGACTATGACAAAGCCAAGCTGCTGAACGAAATCAAGTCAAAGCACATTGCCGCCGCGAAAGCAAGCGAGGGTAACGAGGGCGTAGAGGGTGGACAGCCCACGCTTTCCGCTTATACGCAGGATGTTCCACACGAAGCCAGAACCGCATACCTCACGCTTATCAAGTCCGGCATCTATGAGGACTTCGGCGGGCTGGACGTTCACACAATCGCGGCGGGTGCAACGAACGACCATATCGACGCGGCATACCAACCGCTGGACGAGAACGCGGATGACTTTGAGTATCAGGTAATCCAGTTCTGTCAGGGCATCGGCGCGCTGCAGGGCATCGACAAGGCAGACTGTACGCCGCAGTTCAAGCGCAACCGAATTTCAAATCAGCTTGAGCAGACGCAGATGGTGTTGGCGGCTGGATCGTATCTCCCCGCAACCACTGTGAGAAAACACCTCCCGTTTATTTCTGTTGACGAGATCGAAGGAATTGAGAAAGAACTCGCTAACGAGGAAGTCGCTCGTTACCGTGCGTTAGAAGCAGAACTGAACGCGATGAAAGCGGAACAGACCACCGCGCCGGAGCAACCCGATCAACCGCAGGAAGATAACCAGTAATGGCAGACCTCGCACACGAACTAACCGACGCTGAACTCACCGACTTAGAGAAGCGAATCAAGGCGGCTTATGAGCGCGCCGGAGCGTCGATACAGCGCAGGGCCGACAAGTTCTTCGCGGACTTCAAGAAAGAGGCTGACAGGCTCTATGCGGCGGTCACGGACGCGGCCAGCGCGGAAGAGCGAGCGATTGCGGAAAAGGCATACAAGGACTATCTAACGCGCAAACTCACGCAAGGTAGAAACATAACAGCATTGCGTGAAAAGCTAGCCGCCGACCTGTCCGCAGTCAACCGCGAAACCGCCGCAATGGTCGGAAGCCGCATGAATGGCGTATTCTCGTTGAATCATAACTTTGCCGCGTATTCGCTCGAACACGAGCTGGGCATGAACCTACAGTTTACGCTGTACGACGAGCGCACCGTTGCCAGATTACTACGCGACCAACCGCGACTGCTTCCGAAGCCAAAGATTGACATACCGATGGACTTGCGCTGGAATCAGCAGAAGATAGCGGGCGAGATTGCGCAGGGCATCTTGACGGGCGAATCCATTCCCAAAATTGCCGAACGCTTGCAGAACGTTGTTGGCATGAACGAAACCAGCGCGGTCAGAAACGCGCGCACATCGATCACGAGCGCGGAAAATGCAGGGCGCGTTGAATCGTACCACTACGCCGAGAGCATCGGAATCACGCTAAAAAAGGAATGGCTTGCAACGCTGGACGATAGCACCCGCGAAGAACACCGACAGCTTGACGGGCAACGCGTGGACGTGGACGAACCGTTTGAGGTTGACGGCGAAAAGATCATGTATCCGGGCGATCCGAACGCGGCGGGATATCTTACCTACAATTGCAGGTGCAGTCTGATATCGTCAGTTGATGGCGTGAAAGACCTCGATCCCGTTTACAGGAAAGACAGCATCAGCGGCGAGAAGATAGAGAGCATGAGCTATAAAGACTGGGAGGCGGCGCGTCGTGGCTAAAGTAACGATTCAAGATCACAGCAGCGACGTCCTGCTGAAATATTTATCCGCAAAGGGTCGCTCGCTTGAAATCATTGGATTGACCGCAGAGGGGTACGCAAAAAAGGCGTGTCCGGTCAGAACTGGCAGATTACGCAATAGCATCACGCACGAAACAGACGATAACGCGGCATACATCGGAACGAACGTTGAGTATGCGCCGCCCGTTGAATTTGGCACGATCCACCAAAGCGCGCAACCATTCCTGCGACCAGCCGCAACCGAACACCCGAACACATACAAACAAATTGTTCAGGATGAGTTCGCAAAAATCAAATAACTTCTTGACTTTTCCGCTTTAGTGTGGTAAAGTATCAACGTACAAAAGCATCATCGCGCGAGCATGCGCTTTGAAATAAAAACAGACGAATGGCAAGTATGCCACCGATGAAAAGGAGTTTGTCAAGTCATGGCTGGACTAACTAGGAAATTTATCAAAGACGCTGCCAAAGATGCAGGGGTAGAATTACCCGCAGAGATGATCGATGCTATCATTGGTGCGCACGTTGAAAGCAGAGACGCGGCTATTGAAACTGCCGTGAAACCGCTGAATGAACAGCTCGAAGCCGCTAAAACGGGCGGCGAAGACAACGGGTATAAAGCGAAATACGAAGCGGAGCACACCGCTCTCGAAGCGCTGAAAGCCGAAATCACGACCAAAGAAACCACGGCAAAGAAAACGGCGGCAGTCAAGGCGCTGTTGGCAGAGGCAAAGATCAGCGAGAAGCGGCACGACATCGTTGTGAAATCGCTCATGCCCGACTTTGACAAGATCGAGTTGGACGCGGACGGGAAGATCAAGGACGCAGACAAACTGAAAGCCACTCTTACAACGGATTGGGCTGAGTTTATCGAAACGACAGAAAAGAAACCCGCCGCAACGCCAACGCCGCCCGCCGGACAGACTACGCCGCTGGGCGACCTGCAAGCGCAATACGACGCGGCCATTAAAAACGGTCGAACAGTTGAGGCGGTTGCGGCAAAGAACAAAATGTTTGAACTGCAAAAGGAGCTAAAACGAAATGGCTAACGAAGCAACCGGAACCCTTTGGGGTCTTCCGAATTACACTGGCGAACTCTTTACTGCTGACGCGGTAGCTACTCCTTTTCTGTCTATGATCGGTGGACTCACTGGCGGGCAGATGACGGAGAATTTCGAGTTTGCGACGGACAGCGAATACGCACACGAAGCACTCGTACAGGAGACCATCACGGAAACTGAATCCGTGGCTGGCGTTGCGCCCGTGAACTACACGCGCGACCAGAGCAATAACGTCACGCAGATTTTCCAAGAAGCTGTCCTGCTTACCTACGTGAAGCAGTCGAATCAGGGCAGACTTTCTGGCATCAACACCGCTGGCGCGACCAACGGCGTACCCACTGAAAAGGACTGGCAGATTGCCAAGCACATCGAATCCATCGCCCGTAAGGTTGAATGGCATTTTCTGCAGGGCACGTATGCTCTCGCGGGCAACTCCGGCCAACCGAACCAGACGCGCGGTCTGATTGCGGCGGCGGCTCTCGCGTCCAATACCGTAGCGGCTGGCACGACTGACCTGTCCAAAGAACTCATGGACGAACTCCTGCTCAAGATGTTTGAAGCGGGATCGATGTTCAAGAATCCCGTCATCTTCTGCGGCGGCTTCCAGAAGCAGGCTCTTTCCAACATCTACGGGTATGCGCCCGAAGATCGGAACGTCGGCGGCGTGAACGTGAAACAGCTCGAAACCGACTTTGCCAACCTCGGCATTATGGCGCATCGGATGATGCCCGCTGGCACTCTGCTGATTGCGGATGTCGGTGTATGCGCTCCCGTGTTCCAGCCTGTTCCGGGCAAGGGCAACTTCTTCTATGAGGACAAACCGCAGGCGGGCGCGGCTGAGGGTGGCATGCTGTTCGGGCAGATCGGCTTGAACTACGGCCCGGCTTTCGCGCACGGCACGATCACTGGCCTCACGACTGCGTAAGCTAACGGCATAGGAACAAACGCGGGGGATTAACCTCCCCCGCTACTATGAAAGGAAAACTATTATGGCTTGGTCTTTGAATGAACTTAGAAACCCCGCGCTCCGTGCTTTCTTCGCGAAGATTTTCGGTAGCGAATCGAGCACCGCGGCGCAAAAGGTAACGATTGAGAGCGACAATCCCACCACTGGAATTTGCAAGATCGAGATGGGAACTTCGGCTGTACCGCAGGTTTTGAACAAAAACCCCGGCGCAGCTGTGCTTGGAGAATCGATTAGCATCCTGCATTCGAACGGAGCGGGCGATTGTGATAATCTGCTTGCGTCGTATAAAAAGATTGCAGTAACCGGCGCGGGCGATTCCGGACTGACTGCAGTTGGTGACGCTCCGCGCGTTTACGTTGGTGCGGCCGGAACGGACACCACGGCTATCGGAGAAGCGTATGCCTCGCAGCCGTGGGCAAAACATGACGGTACGGGCGCGATCACGGCAATGTCCGCGCTCTCCGCGCTCTGTGATGTGAACACGGGAAACTTCACGGCAAACACGGTCAACGCAATTCACGCACACGTTGAGGGCGCGGCAACTGTTACGGGTCAGTTTGACGCGGCGCATCTGGAGGTTTATCCAGACGTTAAGAGCCTAGATTCTTTCCTGCATATGTCCGCTGATACGGGCGCAGTTGTGCAGGATGCTATCAAGGTTAGCGGTGCGGTTGCGGCAAACTTTATCAACGTCGAAGCGGCATCTGCTGGCGTTGTAGTGGCGGCGGGAAGCACTCTCGCGCACGATCC